ATGAACGCCTCGATATAAGGCTCTAAACCGTCGCTGCTGACTTTTATCATTCCGTCACCATTTGCCAGAGCGTCAGCCTTAGCTCTAAGATACTCTATTTGAGCCCGTACCAGGCTTGCTTGTGTTTCCAGGGCATCAGACTCCATCGACATTTGCTCTCGAATAAGACCAAGCACCACATCAGTGTACCCACTGTCCGCAATCTCTGCCCAATTGCCCATTAAAGCACTGAACATGTCCGCTGACGCAGATGCCGTCGCTGTCACGGCTGCACCAACACTGTCAAACGCTGCAACTGCCACTTTCGCGTCAGCTTCGAGTCCAGCAATGTTCATCTTTGCTGTCCACTCAATTGTGGTGTTCATTTCGCTCATGGTTGCGTTGATTCGAGCTATTTCAGTTTCTATATCTCCTTTGAGCTGAATTTCCATCATCTTGGATTCTGAAACTTCTTCAATAGCCTGTTTTACTGCGGGAATTCCTGTTGAACCAACATTGATAACAGTTTCTTTTTTAGGAGGAGCCGCATCCTCAACTGATTTTTTAGTTTTTTCTATACTTGATTGGTCAGCCTCAGTTTTTACATCTGTTGTTTTTTTATCAGGAGCAGCCCCATCAACCGCTTTTTTTGCGTCAGAAATAGAATTAGTGTCTACATCAGCAGACACCTCGGTCTTTTTCTCCTTTGGGATGCTATCCATCAAAGCTTGAGCTTTTTCGAAATCCCCTTCATTTATTGCGGCTGTGACCTGAGTTTTAATTTCCTCGGGCATATCAAGCAATGAATGCCGGTATGTTCCAACTTCAGTAATCGCAGCATCAACACCCTTATCATTGAACGTAGCGAGAACTTTTGTTTTTACTTCTTCAGGAAAATCTTGAATGTAATGGCTAAGGGTATTAAATGATCCAGCAGCTTTTGCGGCTTCTGGGCTAAGATTTGCTATATTCTGTAAGAGATGTTCATTCCCTGTGGCCTTGGCATAAGCAGACACACTATCATATAGCGCATCTGTCGCGGCCTTTGTGTTTACAACTGCGTTAAATAAATTGGTTCCGATCGATGCCGCAACAGCTGCAAGCCCTGCAATTATAGCTGGTCCTGCAACAGTACCAAGAGCTACTCCAAGACCTGTAACGCCTCCGGTTATACCTACTATCCCAACAAAAGCAGTCACCATGCCGGCAACAGCACCACCAACAGCTGCAATCGGAGCAACTAAAACGCTTATACCTAATATCGTGCCTATAAGTTGTTGAGTCTCTTCATCAAGATTACCAAACCACGTTATTAAACCTGACACCAACTCCAAGACAGGATCAAACGCCTTTAAGATAGAGTTGGATGTTTCCGTTAAACCCGTTAACGCATTGACTAAATTTTGCAAGGTTGCTTCAAGGGTGCTTGCATCAGATAAATCAATATTAAATAACTCAAAAACAGTATCTCTTAAACCGAGAATTGCTTTAATGAATTCAGAAAAATCTACACCTTTTAAAGCTTCTGGAAGATTCTTTGCCAGATTCCTGATTTGCTCATCTGCACCCTCTGTTAATTCATTAATAACGTTTAATATTGGATCAAAAGCACCAGAATCTATACTATCCGCTATTGATTTCCAAAGCTCTGCAAATGCACCTATCAACCCTTTTGAGTTATCCTCAAGAGAGCTACCAAATTTAACCAGCATAACATCCCAATTATTCGCCATGTTCTGCCAAATTAAATTAGAATTATCAGACATTTCCTTGAATGCTGTTTCTGTTGCGCCGGTTTTGTTTGCCATATCCTCTAAAGATTTTGCAAAAATACCTGACTTGTCAGCGCCTAAAACTAATGCAGCTTGTAACCCTTCAACGGAGGGAATCATCTCCCCCATTTTTGCTGCACTGCCATTCGTTTTGTCGTAAATTTCTTGGAGAACGGCTGGGAAACCTTTTGATTTTAAAGCAGCTTCAGATAAATCTATCCCTAATTCTGCCGCAGCTTTCGAGGCTGAAGATGAGGGTGCAAGTAAAGCCTCGATAGCGGCTTTAATTTTTGTGATGGCCTGGGAAGTCGGGGCGCCTGAAGCTGTCATGGCTGCGATAGATGCACCAAGTACATCAAAACTTATCCCTGACGCTGAAGCGATACCAGTGACATCTGCGATTGATGTGGAAAGTTCGGGGAGAGTTGTTTTGCCATCTTTAATAATGGTAAAAAATGCATCTGAATATTGGGATATCTGGGACATTGGAGCGCCATAAGCGTTCATGGTGCCTATTAATGTTTCAAGCGCATCATTCAAGTCTGCCTTTGCACCTACTGCCAATTTTTCAGCGGCACCCACAACATCAAGGGAATCTGCATATCCAACACCAAGCGAGGCAGCATTGTACAAAGACTGTGTGATTTGGTCTATTGATTGCGTAGATGTTTGAGCGTAGGATAGAACGTCTCCTGAATATGATGATAGGTCTGAAGAGCCAAGGTTTAATAATGTGTTAACTTCTGCCATGCTGTCATTGAATTTTCCAGACTCAGATACCGCAAGCGCAATAGCTCCCCCTGCAAGCGTAGCAAAGGACGCTTCTAATGCGAGGACTCCCTTTCCGACATTAGAAAGAGGGTCAGCGATAGCACTAATATTCCCACCAAGTTCATCAAGTGAGCCTCCTATTTTTTTAGTGGTGTCAGAAACCTCATCAACACCAGAAAATATTATGGCAATCGTTTTTTCAAGATCAGACATTACTGACTCGCATATTTCTGTTTATAATATTTATCCCAAAGCCCAAGTTCTAATTTTGTCAATCGTTTTTGTGGGAAAAAATCCGGCAAAACTTCAAATAAAAAGCTATTTTTTAAATCGCACATTACCATCGCGCGCTGAATTGTGCTATCACTCCAGAGCGCATTTATTCCCCCAGGCGGCCGGCCCCGGTTAACTGCATGATTTTATTCGTCAACAGGTAAAAATCTTCCGGGAAGTTTTCAGCCATTTTCATAGCTGTGTCATGAGTGCAAACCGGATCTACAGAACCTTTTTCAAGCCAGCTATACCGTTGAACCAATTCATCGGGCACTTTTTCAGATCCTACCCCGGTCAGTTCTTTGATGCCATCCACCAGGTCTTTTTTGACTTTTGAACCAATCGCCGCCAGGATCGCATCAATATTCTGGTTTTCAGAAACAGCTTGCTTTGCCATGGCAGACTCAAGACCTGTTAATCCCCTGACTTTCCAGACAGGTGATTCGTCTTTTTTAAGATCGAAAAAAGCTTTTAACCGGGGGACCGGGACACCCTCCACCCGGTCCTTAAAGTTTGTCGTTTCAAATTTTTCAATGTTAAAACTCATATGTCACCTATGAGGAAAAATTAGCTGTCTTTTTTTCTGCTGATATCGTGGCCTCACACTGAATTTGGTCAGCAACGGGAAATGTGGTTTTGATTCCCAATTTCCCTTGTGTTAATGAATAAGGCGCCTTGTTCCGATCAGGGTAAAACTTAAATGTCAGGGTTTCGTCCTCATCGGATACCAGAGAATCTGTTACGCCGTCACTCAACATCGCTTTGAATCCTGCTTGGCCCAGGCTTGAAGAACTTGACCCAACGGTGCCGTTATAGACTTGCGTAGAGGTAACGGAATGGGTATTCTGAGCCGGGGCAAAGTCAACAGACTTGGCTATTTCTGAAAAAATTGGAACATAGCCTGACACATATATCTGTTTATACTCGTCTGCTGCTGACGTTGCTGTTTCTCCATGTATCAAGGGCAATGCCGCGTCAAGTTCAATATAGGCGTTTTTCTTGGCAGATACGGACGCAGAATTCCCATCGCCTACATTGTTGACGGACCATGTGGGGCTGGCTGAATATTCCGCATGTGTCCCGGGAGTCTGGAATATTTCAGACGACGCAACCACGGCCGTACCAGACGAAGTGAATCGCACTTGCCCGATCTCAATAGATGCTGCCGGGATTGATGGGGGGCCACCGGCTGAACCACGGACCTCGTTCAATGTGGTATCAGCACTGTCCGTACCTTCAACAACTGCAATTGTGTCTGTGGCTGTTGCCGTGATAGAACAAATTTTACCTTTACCGGACGCGCCTCTAACCGCCAGGGCAGTTGTGGCCGCGACAGATGTTAGAACACCAGCCAGGTAGCACGTAAACGCTGCAACCGTCACGGTTTCTTCTGTTGCGTGAGTTGACAAAAGATTACTGCCACTAACAATCCCGTTTGGCCGGACGTTCAGCGTGTATCCTGATTTGTCGGAAAAAACGGTTTTGCTCGCAACTGTGTGGATGGTGTGATCACCGGAATCCGTTGCGGCTGTGTAGTCGAACAGGGTCTGCCCGGCTTCTTTCATAAGTTTTGCATTACTTGCTGTTGCCATTGTTCTTACTCCTTATTGTGCGTAGGGGTTACCTACCAAAGTGATATATTTAACCTTAAAATTTGCGTATATTGCGACTGTAGTTTCTTCTGCTTTATTCGCCGCCGCCGGGCCGCCATCTGTGTAAACGATACTATCGATCAATGATGAAACAACCACGTCTCTGTCCGTCATGATTTTGATGCAATCACCAAGCAATTTTTCCTGAGTGATCGAAGGGTTGACACCGGAAACAACATCCGTAAACGCCTCAATTTTAAACGTCATTTCGAGCCTGTTTTGTCCGTAGATGTCTACCTCGTTTGTTTCTGACTGAGGTGTGAGGACACAGGCAGGGAGGCTTTCAACTTCCTGGACTGCCCTTTGAGCGTTTGAACCACAGGAAATATTAAAGCCGCCAGCAGTGGTCCAGCTTGCTAACCGGGTTATATATTTTGATATAATCTGCTCTCGAATCGTATCAGCCACGGTCGAAATACCTCTCTAAAATTGATGTTATTTTGTCGTTAACGTTTGACAGGTAAAGTGTGCTGGCCTGGATCGAAACGGGGTCCAGCACTTTTGGATTTCCAAAAATATCTTCAATCCTGGGGCCTGTGCGACGCTCTATAGCTGTAGTGGTGAAAAGGCCAATTCCGCGATAATTATTCCCTATTGCCATCCAGTTCGCTGTTGACTTTTTCCCAACTGGGAACTTTTTGGCCTTTGGCATTCCTGCACGATCGCCCCGCCACCAAACGTGCATTTTGGTTGAGCCGTCTTTTGCCTGGCTTTTCCCTCTCCCCTTTGCGATATATGCATGTTTCAACAATGACCGTCCACTTGATCTTAGAACCTTGACCGTGACACCTTTGGCTGTTTGATTTGCCCCAAATTGAACAAGCCCGACGGGTTCACCAACAGCCACTAACGACCCCTTAATACTGCTAAAATTCGCTTTATTAATCGTCATGTCTTCTTTGATGCGGGATGCGGTAAGGTTTAACTCGTTTCCGATCCTGGCAGTTGCCTGAACTTTTGCAGTAGTCAGTGTTTTATTTATGGATGTCACCATGACGGTTTTGTATTGTCCACTAAGTTCACCAAGCGCTGACTTTACGGCATCAACAGAAACCTGATCGATCTTCATTTCTATCATGACCACCCATCCCCTTCATCGACCAC